TTAGTTATGTAATCTTCTATATGTGTAATGCCTAAGCACTCACCCATAGGTATATCTTTTAATGTAAACAAACCTAACCCATCTATCTTGCTAGGTTGTATTGTTAAATGTTTAGGAAGTGGACGGTATGTCATTGCCCAAATCAAAGTCTTCATCAGGATCATTATGTTTATTAATCATAACTCCTAACACCATCTCTTTAAATTCTTCTGAACCAACTTTTATACTTGGTCCATCAAACGGATTCTTACTCACGTTCCACCTCTTCCCTTACATTTATTGGTATGTGCTTTGGTGCATTTTCAAACTCAATGTCCTGGAATACACCTGCACTGTCAACTTTTATTACTATTGTAAACATTAAAAAGGTGCTTGACCTTCTGCTGTCTCATCAATTGGTTTTGCTATTGGTAAATTAGGCATGAACCATTCTTCAGGTGCTTGCTTTGCAGCGTTAAAACTTTCCATGTAATAGATACGTGGATTACCATTGTCGCAATCTTTATTCTTACACTTCCAATCGGGATATGTTTCCTTGATCTTACCATTAGCTTTGTCTGTTCTGTTGTCCCAAAGATCACTGTTGCAACTTAAACATTTAGGTTCTACTGAACCATTAGTTACAAATTTTTCTTCTACAACTACACCAATAGCTTCAAGTACTTCTTCTGTAGATTTGTTCTCAACATCTACTGCGCCTGCTGTCTTTGCTTGTACAGATTGTGGAGGAGTATAGCTATTGCTATTGCTAGTTTTAGCTACACTCTTGGTAACTTGTTGAGTAGGTTGTTGTCCCGCACTACCCTTCAAGTTCTCCACTTTCTGCATTTCTGTGACTGATGGTCTTGCTTTTGCTGTATAGCCGAACCAGTTTGCAAGTCCACGTCCTATCGCAGATGTCTCTGCGTTTTCAATCCATGATGTTAAGTTAGCACCTTTAGGACCTTGTTGATCCTGTGCTATACCTGTTGCTACAGGATTTATATCTTCTAAATCTTTATATATCATAGCTCTAACAACTATGCTTTGATGATCATCTGATATAGATAGGTGTTCTGTATACACTCTACCGTTGGGATTGTTCTCCCAAAACTTTGCTAGTCTATCTTCTACTTGATCGTATTCGTCTTGCCAACCCATTACTCTTCCTCCATCATCTGTTTATCTTCATCAATGTGATACTCGCACCACACTCTAGTCTGTTTCCTTACTTCATATTGTTTCAGTAAATCTGTAATACTTTTTTCCATTGTATTATAAATTAAATCAAACAAGTTTTCAGCTTCTTTTACACTATCAGCTTTGATTATGAAATCACGTGTACTGTTATCAGTAAACATGATACTAACCTGGCGTTGTTCTAGTGGTTTACTCACTCCTCTTCCTTATCATCTAGTGCCATAGATGTATACATCATCTCGTTATAGTCAGTAACAAACTTCTCTGTTAGTGACGCTACCTTAATAGGATTTATATTATTTAGTTTAATAGAAGTCTGTGACACTTCTTGCCCACCACATGCGTTAGCCATAGCTACCGCCCACTTCTTCATCTCCTTTTGACTTGTAAATAAGTTCATCTGTTAATCGCCACCACGTTCACCACGCACAAAGACATAATGTATTATGTTATTCCATAGTTCAAACTCATAGATGTATAGATCATTTGCCTTGATATAATCTTGCAGTTCTTTAATGGAATCGATATACATTGGTTTATTGTTACGACATACTAGAAACTTAGCACCAGTCTTCGCAACAGATTCACGTAGTTCAGATAACATGTAGTCATCATGTACTATTGCAGTCATTATTACCTTTCCACTTATAATTATATACATAAAATAAGGGATATCAAGAATTTTATACAAAAAACAGCAAATCTAAACATGTCAAATTTGCTGCCCAAGACGAAGGTAAAGGAGGAAACCCATCGCCTAAGAAAAGAGTTGACTTTAATTATACCATGTGTTATCTTAGATCATGTAGTTAACCTTTATTCAAGGTAACTCCTTCCCAATTAGAAAAGACCTGGTCCTGCCCGACCAGGTTTTTTCTTTATACGATCTCTAAATTATTGTGACCATTCTTATCTACAACCATAGTCACTACACCTTGCCTAGTTTTCTTACCTGCTTGCTGCTCAAAGTAAGTACTCTCATCTAAGCTAGGTACCTGGATCCAAGTACGTGGATCATGCACTTGTCTAAAATGATGGTAATGTCCTGTCACTAGGATAGACGAAGATCCTGCATGGAAACCACCGAAGGTTTGATTCTTCCACCAGTTCATAAGTTTATTCTCAACAGTCCCGCTAAAACCTGCGAGATGTCCGTGAGTAAATGACATGTTTGTACCGCACACGTTTAATGACAAGTGTGGTTCATCAGGTATAACAAACTTTACATGATTGTATTGTGGTTTGTCTGCAAAGATCTCTCCTATTTGTTCAAAGACTTCTATGTCATAGTTATCCATGCCACCTGTTGGTGCTATACCTTTATTTGTACGCTTCTCTCCATGATTACCTGGTACTGCACCTACTACTACAACATCAAAGTCTTTAGACCATTCAACTAATGCTTTAGCAATAAGTCTCCTAGCTAACTTCATTTGATTTCTATAATCCAGTTCGACACCGTTAGGTCCCATTGCCTGTGGATAAAATCCTACGCAACCTTCGACTATATCACCAAGTCCAACGACTGTTAACTGATCCATCTCTACTCCTGCTTTACGTAAGAAGTTATACCTATCACGTACAAGATCTATCTTATCTAAGAATCTTTTAACAATAGCTTCGGTACCTTCACCATCTCTCTTGCCTAGCTGTAGATCTGCAACTGCAACAAAGAAGCTAGCTTTAGTTTTCTTTACTTTAGGTTTAGCTTTACGCTTGTAAGACTGGATCCACTTCTCTATCCGAGTGTAGTCTTCGTGATCTATTGTTGCTTCTGTTGCGACAATCTGTGCTTTGTATGCCCATGCTTGATGTATTTCTCCCTTACCTACATTCATATCCCATGTAGATACACGTAATGTATCATTAACAATTGCATATTTTTTAGGATCGAATCCCCATTCTTGTAAGAGTTCATCAAATTCGGGGGTAGAGCTAGTCATAGCTCTTGATGTTATGGTTCCTGTTTTAGTTTTATAATCAAACTTTACGCCAGGTTCCCAACCATTCGGGTGCGTAACGCCCTCCTTTACTTTATTGTGTGCTACGTCCTGTTGGGTTTCGGTAAGTTTACTTACCTGCGAGTTGTTTTTTTGCATACTCTTTTAGAACTACAATCACAGCACCGCCACCTGCAATTGCTGCAGCTTCAAGTGTTGTAATTTCTAAGTCTATTGCAGGTCCAACCAACAAAGCAGAACCGAATGCTTCGATGAATGTCCATACAACTTTTTCAACAAGTTGCTTTAGTTCGTCACTCATATTACTCCAATCTATATAATAGGTTTTCCTCTTAGCTTACTGTCAATGCGTGTCACTTTTTCGTGAATAGCATGTAACATTTTACTATCGGAACTTTGTTGTGGTGCTGCTGCACCATCAAGATTGATCTTACTGACCTCTAATGTGACTTCTTTGCCTTGTAGTAATACTGCAGATACTTTTCTATACATACGTTCATAAGCATTACGTGACTGTCCGATCATACCATCTTTACCTAAGTCAAGATCTTGTTGAGTATTTCCTGTAAGTATACAACCTGACGTGTGTTCATCTGTGTTACCTGAATGAATCAGTATGTATTTAAAGTCAGGTACATCTTGTAATTCAAGCATACCGTAGTGCGCATTTTTATATCTTGCACTGTATCAATCATGGAATCCACCAACTTTTCTAAACTTAATTTTATATGTGCCTTCAGGTATGCAGGTTTCGTGCATAACTTTTACTGCTTGATACTGATCTTCTAATGTGTAGCATTCAAACTTACCGTCAATGAACATCATTCCATTGGTAGCGTCAATGCCAAATTGTGTTCTTACAACATCTATTTTCATTTACTCTCCCTGTTGTTATCAGTATAGTCTAAACAATCAGGGTTTGTACAGTATAATTTATAGGGATCTATCTGTACTTCAAGAGGTTGTCCGCATTTAGGACATGCAACTTTCAAAATATATTATCTGTTAGCTGCCCACATATTGTCCACCATATTAGGGTACTTACGACCATTAGCTTTTGCTCTAGCTTTCGCTTTGGTCTTCTGCGCAGGTGTTAACTTCTTTGATTTTAAACCTTTTGGTCTTGGTTTATCCCAAATTGGTTTTTGTTTTTTTGCCATTCTTTCCTACCATTTAGTTTTGTTAGCCCAATAAGCTGCTGACATCTTACCTTTTGCTATGTTCTTAGCATGTCTTGCCTTAAAAGATTTACGTCTTGCATTGGACTTAGCGTCTTTCTTTTTACCTGCACCGCTAACTCCTTGTTGTCCGTAACGAATTAACTTAACTTTATCACCGCTCTTCGCAAGAACAGCATGTGATTTAGTCTTGTGTCCAGGCGTTCTCTTAGGTTTATTATAACCTGAAAACTTTTCTCCTCTGTAGTTTATAGCCATGACTACTTAGTCATTTTTTTCTTACGTTTAGAAGAATATCTTTTTTTCTTCCCTGCTGTTGTGTAAGGCATTACCTACTCGCTTTCTTTTTAATATTATCTTTGGGTTTATCTTTGCGTAAACCTATTGTTAATAACCATAAAGCTATTGATATAAGTATAGCAACACCAACAATGTCTTTCGCTGTTCCTGTCAAAGTTAGCCATGCTATAAAAAAACCTAAGAGAGTAAACGTTTGCGCTATAGTCTCTTTAAGTATTTCTTTAATCCAATTCAATAATTTTTTTATATACTTCATACTATACGTCTCATTCTAACGGGTACTACCTGGACACT